TCAAATTGGTCTTATTGGTCATAATGGTCATAACTGGTATAAGCCTAAATGTATGGTTTATGGTTATGGTTTTACTATTTGATAGAAATGTTTTAATGTTCATGTAGGGCGGGTTATAGTTATTAGTCATTATGTTCTATAAACCCTATTTCCTGTCTATCATTACATTCATCATTAATAGCATTATGCTCTTTACACCAGTATACCTTCTCTACCGTCCCCATACTAGTATTCCTTCTGGGAAATACTTGGTATTTACCCATGGTAGTCTTATTTTATCCCTGTCTGATTTTGCTCCATTACATTGAATACAGGCTGTTACTAAATTCCATAAATCATGAGTCCCGCCGTTTTCTATTGCGAGAACATGATCAACAGTATTAGCATTAGGATTCCCGCAGTAGGTGCAGACATAATTGTCTCTAGCCAAGACGATGGGTCTATTTTGGCGGTATAGTGGATCATTATACTTATTCTCCTTGGACACGCTTTTTCCTGCCTCCTGATTGTAGTAGTATACCAGAACGATTCCATACTTCAGGATAATCATCCCATTTAAACTCTAATTCTCCAACATTGGCTAAATCCAGCAAATGTGCTGAACAAACCTTACCTCTCCATGGATAATCATAGTATGCCAAACAAATGCATTCTGGAATTACACATTTTGAAACTCTTTCTGTATGCTTATAGTGTTCTAATAGTTCCAAGGGTGTCATTTAAGTCTTCCATTGCCTTTAGGTGTTTTAGTTCTACTACTTTTGAATCCCCGCTTTTTGACCAAGACGGCACAGTTCCCAATTCCCATGCCGCCTCAGCCTCTAGCCAACCATTCCAGGTGACTTGACCATAATCAGTAATGCGTCCTAATTTCTCGTCCTGATGGTAATGAGCATAACCCTGGACAATTATTACATCCTGATCAAGGTCCTTCTTTCTAACTGGCAAAGGTGAAGTCTGCTTATTTGCTCTGCGTGATTCGTATTTGCCCAAAACATCAGGCTTCTGGAAATCAGCATAATTCTTGGAAAAGGCTACGAATTTGGCGGGATCCGTATAGTCTACATCAAGAACTTTGCATAAAGCGACTTCTACAATAATCCCCAATAAGTTTGCTTGCAACGAGGTGAGGTTGAACAAACTTTTATTGTAATCAGCAATGTCGGAGTTGCCTTGTCGCTTATTCCATTCATAACGCTTTATAGCATTTTCTTTGCAGAATTCAATTTCTTCTTCAGTTAGTATTGTAATCATTTATTTAGTATGTTCTCCATTTGTTTCTTTAGGTCTTGTAATTCTTTTAATAGCCAGTCATAATTATCCTTAGCCTTTTGTGCTTTCTTTACTCTAATAAAGCCAGCAATAATGTCATACCACCATTTTGCTATTAATCCTGCTCCTAATGTTGCATAGAATGCTAGAATTGAAAACCATAATACTGATAATTCTATCATTTACTTGCCTCCTTGCTTCTGTATTGCATTTTTTGTTTTTGATTTACTCTGTGTCCTACCCAAACTGCTACAGCAAATAAGTATGCTGCAATCCAGGTATCAAATAAGAACTCCATTTTAATAGCCTCCTAAGCCTTTTAGTTTACCGCCACAATGATTTCTAGTGTGATTTAGGCGGGTTCTAATAAAGTCTTTTTTATTTGGGGCATACAATGGAGCATTGCAACTTGCACATTTGCCTACCCATTCCTTTGTAAAATGATTATAATAAGCGATTCTGTGCTTTGATAACATTGCCATTTTTTGCCTCCTAATTTATAAGTATTTCTACTTATAAACCTATTATACACCTTTTTTATAACATTGTCAAATCAATACCAATTCTTTAATTTGAAATGATCCCAGGCTTGACATGGATTTCCATTATACCGTTTTTTTAAGTATTTGTCAAACCGCTCAACTTGGCGGGGCATAGTTAAAGTGCCTTTAATGTTCATAATTTGGAATAATCCATAAGCACCTGATTTATTGTTTCTGGAATGTAAATTAAAATTACTTTCCTTTTGAACTAATTGCATTGTGCATTGTATTTCTTTTTCTGTATAACCTAAATTACTTAATAACAAGGTTAAAGTTACTATAACACTTATCATGTTATCCTCCTTCAGCCTCTTTCTTTTCCCTGGACTTTCTAAGAAATAATGGACTAGTTTCCCAGTCCAATTGGATTCTTTCTGAAGGTTCCAACGGAGCCATTTCTGGCAACAGCGTCATTTGTAATAACCGTTCTTGTCAATCAGAGACAGGCTGTTCGTGTTGCCTCCACGATTATTACGCTTGCAATACCATTTCTATGCTTACTAAGGTGGATAATTCGGTTATCAGCCACCACATTCACTCTACGCTAGGATGTGGTCTAGCGGGTCTTGGCTTCAAGGTAGCCATTCCTGGAGTCTACACTCCTATTAAGTTGTTAACTTATTGTATCATACCTTTTTAAGGGTGTCAAATTGTAATGTCGTTAGTCCAAGCATTCTTTTTAGCCACATACTGAGTATAACCATTACTTGGTCTATAATTCTCATAATTTTCTAAGGCTAAATAATAATTTAAAGTGGGACTATAAGCAATTAATGCAAAAGTAGTTCCTAATACATTTTTTAATGTTGATGGAAATGCTGTCCAACTTGTTCCATCAGTTGAATAATGAAAATAGGATGTATGTCCACCACAAATAAAGCGGGATCCATCATAAAAGAATGAATGTTGTCTTTTATTTTGAATGTCAGCAACATCACCTTGACCAGTATACATTGATGCACTCATACCATTTGATAAAGCGTATTCAGTCCATGATGTTAAATTTGTGCTTCTGTATAACCTATTGTCTGAATAAAGTAACATCCAAATACCATTGCCATAAACTGCATTAACTGCTTGTGATCCTGCTGCATTTGTATGTTGACCACCAGTCCATGATGTTCCATTATTAGTTGAATACCAGTATTTACCTTTATTACCAATAACTAATAAATTATTACCGCCGTCTCCAACCATAACTTTAGGAGCATCCCATCCAACAGTAGAAGCACTAGTTACTGTTGTATGTGTTACACCAGCATCATCACTATAACGAATACCAAATGATGTAATACTGTAATCAGTTCCTCCAGTTCCTCCAACAAAGAATAACCTTGATCCTTGTTTAAATGCATTTATTGATGTAAAATCATTAAAGAAACGGCTAATGTAATTTGTTGGTGTTCCATCAGTATGAATGTTTGTTGGATTATCGTATGGGCTTTTAACTCTCATAAACCAATAATCATCATTACCAGCATCATAAAACCATCCATTATTTGGAGAGGCTATACCAAAATTTGATACAGCATCCCAAGTATTATTTGTTTTAGGATTACTATTTGTCCATAACAAATTACCCGCCCCTGGCCAGCACCATGCAGTAGAAGCCATAAACTTTCCACCATCATCACTTATCCAACGCAAATCAGAAGTGCTTGAATAGTATGCGTGTGTGCTGTATAAAGTTGATGATGATAATAATGTCCATGCAACTGATGGCTCAGTATTATTACTACCCGCAACTGCACCTAATGATAATGTTGCCATTATGCCTTTAAGTCTCCTAACAGAATCCAAGCATTTGTTCCAATTTTAACAGCGGTAGCAACTGAATGTTGTGCTCTCATTTTTAATCCTGGAGTTCCAACAACTGTTGATGTTCCATCACCTTGGAATGTGCATGAAGTAGAACCTGACCAGTAGAAGTTTAATTGTGTTCCTACTGAAAATGCTACTGATGAATTTTGTGGCAATGTAACTGTTACTGTGTTATTTGATAAATTATACAAATAAGTATTTGCTGCTGCTAATGCTGGTGTTAATGTAGCATTTGCGTCTGCTTGTATTGTGAATGGAGCATTTGGTGAACCTGCCGCTCCTGTAGCACCAGTAGCACCAGTAGCACCTGTTGCACCTGTTGCACCTGTGTTACCTCTAGCACCTGCAAGACTAATTTTCCAATCAGTATAACCAGCAAATCCTTCACTGTATGAAACTGATACTGTAATAGAACTTGAAGAAATTGCTGTAATTACTCCAATCATGTCACCTGGAGTTACTGGCATTCCACCCATAAATGCATTTGCTCTTACAGTGTCACCAACTCTATAACTTGATAATGGGTTTGAAATAGTCCAAGTCTTTGAACCTGTTCCATAAGTAACATTTGATGTTGATGTTAATACTGGATACCCTGATCCATCAGCACCATTAGTTCCATTAGTTCCCGCTGGTCCTTGTGCTCCAGTTGCACCTGTTGCACCTTGAGGTCCTGTTTGACCTTGTATGCCTTGTGGTCCTTGTGGACCAGTTGCACCTGTGTCTCCAGTATCACCTTTCAAACCTTGAATACCTTGCGGTCCTTGAGCACCAGTAGCACCTGTTTCTCCTTGAGGTCCTTGAGGACCTGTTGCTCCAGTAGCACCAGTCAAACCAGTTTCTCCCTGTATTCCTTGTGGTCCTTGCGGTCCTGTTGGACCTGCTGGACCTTGAATACCTTGAGGACCAGTGTCTCCTGTGTCTCCCTTTAAGCCTTGAGGACCTTGAGGTCCTGTTGCTCCTGTTAATCCTGTCTCACCTTGAATACCTTGAGGACCTTGAGGACCTTGTGGACCTGTTGGTCCAGTATCGCCTGTATCGCCTTTGAGTCCTTGAGGACCTTGCGGTCCAGTCTCTCCTTGTATTCCTTGAATACCTTGTGGACCTTGTGGTCCTGTGTCTCCAGTATCACCTTTTGCTCCAGTCGCTCCAGTTGCTCCTGTTGCTCCTGTAAGACCTTGTGGTCCTTGAGGTCCAGTTTCTCCCTGAATACCTTGAATACCTTGGATGCCCTGATCACCAGTGTCACCTTTAGGTCCTTGAATTCCTTGAATACCTTGAGGTCCTACTTCTCCTTGAGGACCTACTGGACCAGCAATACCTTGCTCTCCTTGTGGACCTTGGATACCTTGTGGACCCTGTGTGCCTTGTGGACCTTGTGGTCCAACTGCACCAACTGCACCAGCCAAGTTTACTACCCATGATGTATAAGTTCCTGAACCTTCAGAACCTTTAACATCAACAACAATAATTCCTGTTGCTGAATCATAAGAAAATACTTCACCATGCATGTGATTTGCAAAGTTATGTGAAATAGTTACTGCTTGATTTACTGTGTATGACAAACCAGTTGGAATTGTAAATGTTACTTGTCCATTGTTTGTTATTGTCAAGGATGATGTAGAGGTAGTTTGATACTTGTCTCCCGCCGCTCCTTGTGCACCTTGTGGACCTTGTGAGCCTTGCGGTCCTTGTGGACCCATTGCTCCTTGTTCTCCTTGTGGACCTGCAGGACCTTGTGGTCCTACTGGACCTTGGATTCCTTGCTCACCCTGTAAACCATGTTCACCTTGTATACCTTGTGGACCTGTTAATCCTATTGGTCCTTGTGGTCCTACTTCACCTTGGATACCTTGTGGACCTTGAGGACCTGTAGGTCCTGTCTCACCAGTTAATCCTATTGGACCTTGAGGACCAACTTCACCCTGGATTCCTTGGATTCCTTGAGGTCCTTGTGGACCTACTTCTCCTTGTATTCCCTGAATGCCTTGTATTCCTTGTTCACCTGTGTCACCCTTGACACCTTGAATTCCTTGTGGTCCTTGAATTCCCTGAATTCCTTGAGGACCCTGAATGTTACCTACATTTTCCCAAGAGTCTCCATCCCAAACATACAAATCACCATTAACTAAATAACCGTCTCCTTGGTTGCCTGTAGGATGGGCTGTTTGAAGGGCTAGGAGGCTGTTATAGGACCCAAGAATGGTAACTGCTGTTCCAGTGTCACCTTTGTCTCCTTGGTCGCCCTTATCGCCTTTTAAGCCTTGTATACCTTGAATGCCTTGAATGCCCTGTTCACCTTGAGGACCAGTCAAACCTATAGGTCCTTGGATACCTTGAGCACCAGTTTCACCTGTATCGCCCTTGTCTCCTTTAGCACCTGTTAAACCAATTGGTCCTTGAATACCTTGGATACCTTGAACACCTGTTTCACCAGTATCACCTTTGTCACCTTTTAATCCTTGTGGACCTTGTAATCCAGTTTCACCTTGGATACCCTGGATTCCTTGAATACCTTGATCACCTTTATCGCCTTTAACACCTTGTGGACCAGTTAAACCAATAGGACCTTGTGCACCTGTCGCACCTGTTAATCCTTGAATACCTTGATCACCTTGGTCACCCTTGTCACCTTTATCACCTTTTGGTCCTTGTGCACCTGTAGGTCCTGTATTTCCAATAGGTCCTTGAGGTCCTACTGGTCCTTGTGGACCTGTAGTAATAACGATTTCAAATGCGTTATCGCTTGTTAAAATTTCACTCATCGTGTCACATCCTTTATAACTGTTATTTGTCCCTGGACAAGAGTTCTGGTAATTGTATCAACTGTGTAATTCCAGTCCCAAACACCTCTGAACATTGGGGCGGTAATTAATTCATTACCAAAATAGTCTGTTTCTATAGCAACAGAATCATCATTAATTAATGTGTCTGCTACTTCTGAATTTAATAATAATTTAATGACACCTATGTTTGCTGCACTGGTATCAATTGAAAAAGTTCCTAATAGTTCACCGTCTCTAGTTTTTCTAATTTGAGCGGTATGAACGCCTGTTAAATTTACACCTACGCTATTTGCTGATACATTTAAAGGTATAAAAGTGTCATCACCAGCATAGACAACTAGGTCAAGAACTGGTGGATTATAACTTAAAACTGCCATTATTTATCCTCCTTGTGCTTCTTGCTAGTCTCCCAAATAATCCATGCGGTGGTAATTGATGTAGCCAGCATTCCAGTAATGATTGTAACATCCTGGTCTTTATTATTTGCTAGTAAGGATAGCAAAAGGATTTGCACTGCAAGCAATGCTATTGGTAATTTATTCAGTAACTTGTCCATAATACTCCTTATTCTAGCACCTCTGTTTTATAGAGTGGAGAGCCATTTTCAGACTCTCCACCCCTTTTCTCTGGAGGCAATCAGAGAAACCTATTGTATTTGTGAGGATGTTGCCAGAGTTATAAAGTCTTCTGAGACTGCTATGTCTGCATTCCCCACCGTTTTTGTCCAAACTCCAGCCGCATAACCTGCAGGCAAATTGCCTACAAATGCTGAGGAATCCCAACCTTCTGTAGTATCACCTGGATAGGTTGCTGAAATTGTTGTTGATGGATTAGTTGTTACTATTCCATTGTCATTAAAATACTGCAAGGTAGTTGTGGCTCCTTGAGGATTTTGTGAGACTATGTTTAATGATACATCAGACAAATTCTCTGGTCCTTCATTATAAATCCATAATAATTTATAAAGCGGTGTTCCAAGGTCATTTGCTGACTGTGTAATACCTGTAATAAAACTATTTAATACGCTGGTCAAATTTTCTGTTGACGGTATCAAAATAATACCCTGATGACTACCAGTAAATGGTGTTGGATAATTTGCGGGTATTGTTGATGTTTTTAATTTAATTGCCATAATTGCCTCCTATTGATACACCACATGTGTAAATGTAATTGTTATTGATGGTCTTGATGCACCTGATCCAGTTACATAACCATAGTTTGCTTGTGTAGTATTTGCTGCTGGACCAAATGTTATACCCCAAGCAGTTCCATTTAAGTTTGCTCTTATTGTGCTGTTTAATGTTACAGTATAAGAATTATTTCTAACTACCGCTCTAGTTTGTAATCCTGTATTTGCACTACCCCATGTTGATGGAGCAGTTTGATTATCATGTGTTCCAATTTGCATTGTGCAACCAGAACCATCAATGTATGTATGTGCTTGATACCAAGTAATTGATGCTGCTGTAATGTTCCATTGTGCTTTATTAGTAATGTTTGACCAATCCCATGACCACATTGATTTTTGATTTCCTCTTGATGTATCAAATTGACCATGATACATGTCAGCATTAGTAGAGCGTCTTGAATTATCACCATTGAATGATGCTGTCCAAGTTGCTGGTAATGTAACGGTTTCTGTAATTGTAACTGGAACTAATACTTTCTGAATGTAGTATGTAAATGCTATTTGTGATCCTGGATTTACAGTTGAACCAGCCGCTGGTGTTTGACTTTGAACAATGTTTGTTGAATACAATGATGGATCAGTTGTTTCAATAGTTGATTCTGCATAAGTTAATCCAAGGTTAGTTAATGCTGTTTGTGCAGCACTTCTACTTGACCCTACAATGTTTGGAACGGTTGTCAAAGGGGCTGGTAAGTAATAATAAACTGTAACTGTTGATCCAGAAGGAACACTTGAACCAGCAGAAGGTGACTGGAAATAAACTTTATTATCATTTGCTGGGTTTGAATTTGCTGTTGTTTGTTCAGAAATTGTTAATCCAGCATTTGCTATTTCTGTTCTAGCAACGCTAATTAAATCATTTGTAACATCAGGAACTGTAACATTTGCTAATGTATAGTAATCAAAATCAACATAACTATTCTTTTGAACTATAGAACCTGCTGATGGTGTTTGGCTATTTGCTACTACATAACCTACTAAGTTAGTATTTGTTGTTTCTACTGGATTTTCTGTATAGAATAGGTTTACTGCTGCAAGAGCATTTTGAGCCTGTGCTCTGGTTAAATTGTTTAATTGTGGAACTGTTCTGTCTGTGTCTTCAATGTAGTATTCATAGGATACATCATCACCAACATCCACTTGTGTTCCAGCCGCTGGTGTCTGTGATTTAACTGTTCCAATTAAATTTGTATTTGTAGTTTCAAATGGTGATGTAAAACCTTTAATAAGTTCTGCATTGGTAATTGATGCATCCGCTGATGCTGTAGTTAATCCAACAATGTTAGGAACTGTAGTTTTGGCTGGTATGTAATTATAATACTTAAATGTAACTGTAGAATCCTCAGCAACTATTGTTCCTGCTGCTGGACTTTGTGATCCGTTTACTACAAAGTTATCAAGGTTCTGTGTGTTAGTTACTTGTTCTGTAGCACTATCAATAAGGTTTAGGTTTTCTAATGCTGTAATTGCTGCTTGTAATGTTAATCCATTTAAGTTAGGAACTGTTGCTGTTGGTCCACCGCCTGGAATTGTAGGGGCTACAACAGAATAAGTTAATGTTATTGATGCGTCTAGGTTTGAAATAGAAGCAGGAAGCCAGACATTACCTGAGCGTGTGCGTAGTTTATAATCATTACGCCACTCAGTTCCAGTATAAACTTTTATACCGTTTGCTGGTTTCCAAATACTTCCATTCCAAACCTTTAGCATTTATGCCCACCTAATCGGAATTATTTTTATAAATAAACTTGATGCTGTTGTTGCACCAGTAGAATTCTTTTTGGCTTCCATTGTAATTGTATTTACACCAGCATTTAATGTTGTTGTAATTGTATTTGTTCTGGTTCCAAAAGTAGTTCCTGTTGCATTAACATAGTCTTCAGCACCTGCTAGTCTAGTAGTAGCACCTGATACATCAACTTTAACTGTTAATCCATCAGTGGCTGCTGCACCTGTTCCGTCTGCAAAACCGTAAACGATTGTGCAAATCATTGGCTCTTCTACTGTCAAGTCATAGTGTTGCCATCCTGGAACTGTAGCAAATGATGTTGCTGTAATTGTTGTGGATCCTGATTTAACATGATTAACTGGATCATTAATAATCAAGTCAGTGTCAAACCAGAGTTGTCCTGTTTGTGGTGTTGATGGTGCGGATGCAGAAACGGCGGCAAGACCACCAACTGATCCCCATGATCCATCACCCTTCTTGACATAAAAAGCAGAGTCTGCTGTTACATAAGCAGTATTTATTGTTGCTGCTAATGTTGATAGTTCGGAAAATGATGTGACTTGAACCACTCCATTGTCTTGAACATCAAGCATTTGTTCTGCTGTTAAAACATCGCCATCAGCGAAGTTTGTATAGCGTATTGTCATGAGAACCTCCCTTGTTCAAATAATGTAAATGTTACTCGCCACTTGTCATCATCAGCGGTGAATAAATGTTCTATACCTACAATTGTAAGGTCACGGTCAATAGAAAGGAATTCTGATACATACTCAATAGCAACAGTGTCTCCAATGTCAGAAAGAGCAGCAGAATAAACATCCTTTTTACCATCCCATGTAATTTCCTTAATGATGATTTGAGGTGTAGAATTCTTATTTAGGATGTTATTAGCCCAGGCTTCAACCTGAGTATTATCAGTATTATTAGCACCACGATAGAAATTTGTATTAGCATTATAAACATGTGCACCATAAGTATTGATTGATACATTTCGGCGGTATGGTCCAAGAACTTCAAATGCTGCTTCTCCACTTTGTAATTCTGCATTTGATACCTGGATTTCATTGATAACAGAATCAGAGTTAGCATCAACAATAATGTCTTTATAACCTAGTTTATTTGTATCAATGTTTGAAAATTGTAACCAAGGAGTTGGTGGCGGAGTAAAAGCACCTTTACCATAAGCCCACATGTCATTGTTTCTATCAAAATAAATAAAACCTGATTCAGTTGTTTGGGCTAATACTAATGCTTCCCATACTGTTCTATTGTCTCCCCAATAACCATGTTTAATTGTTCCGCCGCCTACTACATTTCTTATAATAGTTGATTTCTTTGAATTATTTAAAATTTCGTTTATTCTTTGTGTCCATGTTTTATTATTAGACAATGAGTCTAGTTTTGTAGAAGCCTGCTGTAAATCAGCAATAGGGTCTACTATGTCAAATGAAATAATTGGGTCTGATTTATCAGAGCGGTAGTCTACAGAAATGTTATCAACCTTACCTCTGAAAATTAAATCACCGTCTGCTGTAATAAGCCTCATTTGCTTCTTAGGCTTCATGTAAGGGCTGTTGTATGGATCAAGTATACGATTGGTAGTTCTGACTCTCAGAGAGCCTGCAGAGGCTATTGGAAGGGCTTCTACACCAGCGAATGCATTAACACCACGAACAAGTCTCATTTCTTGGGTTCCTTCTAATACATCAACCCAATCATAAGCAGTATCGTTTACAATGTCTGAATTAGAAGCAAGGTATGCTTCACCAAGTTGAGAAGAACCTAAAGTAAATCGTCCTTCTGCTGCTGATTTGATTTGAAGTCTTAATGTATCGTTTAGTCTCATCGTGCCCCATTAATGCTTTCGTATTTGTTTAGAGCCTGTTGAACTACTCTTCCTAGTTCGTATGGATCAGTTCCTAAACCTGCATTAATGTTAACGACTATGCCTCCACGCATACCGCCAGTTCCTGCAAGTTGGGCTGGTCCAAAGCCAGTCATAGTTCCCATTGCTAATCCTGTTGATGCTGCTCTTACTCCTGTTGGATTCATACCAATTGCCAAACCTTTGACAATTTGTTGACCAAACTCTATAAATACTTTTGATGGTGATTTAATACCAAGCATTTTCTTTACCCACCCTGGAATTAAGTCTCCAAAGAATTTAAAGAATTTATCACGAAGCCATGTGCCTAATGATTGAATACCTGACCAAATACCTTTAACAATGTTTGCACCAATTGTTATAAATTTGTCTTTAATACCAGAAAATACTTTAATTATGTTACTTATAAATCCTTTAGCCTTTTCCAAGAAATCCTGGAATACTTTAGAATTAAATGCTTTCTTAACTATGTCTACAATACCTTGGAATAGTTTAACAAATGGCGTAATTAGAATAGTTGCTACTAATGCTACTATACCGCCAACTAATTGTAACCATGGCTTAATTGCTTCCCATGCTCTTGTAAATACATCCTTTAGGAATTCTACAATTCCACCAAATGCATTCTTAATACCTTCCCAAACTTCTCCTGCAACTTTTTTAATAGTTTCCCAGTTTTTATAAAGTAATACACCAATTGCAACTAATGCTGCTATTGCTAGGATAACTCCACCTACTATTGCTAATGCTGTTCCTAATCCTGCTACTACTGTTCCTAATGCTACAAATCCTGCAACTACACCAGCAAGTGGAATTGCAATTGCTGTTAATACTAAAACTGTTCCTAAGAATGCTTTAACTGGTGCTGGTAATTTTTCAATGGTAGGAATAACATTATCATTAATAAAAGTAATAACTGTTCTAAATGGTCCAAGTAATGATTCACCTAATGATCCCTGAGCATTTTCTAATGTAGCATTTAGTATTTGTTGCTGGTTTGCAGCGGAACCAATAGTTCTAGCAAAGTCACCATTTGTAATTGCTAACTGCTTTGTAAGTAAATCATTGATAACTAATACCTTAGTTGCTGGTTCAAGAGCAGAAGTCTTTGATTTAATTAATCCTCGTCTTAATGCTTCCTGCTTAACTGTTGCCATGTCAAGAGTAACACCATACTTACGGATTGGTTCAAACTCACCACGGAATGCTCCAGCAATTGCTGTCTGAACTTCTTCCATAGTTCCACCATAGAATGAACGAACATCAACAGTTGTCTGTAATTGTTTTCTTAAAAATGTGTCTAATTCTTTTCCTGTTAAGTTAGCAGCATTTCCCCAAACTGCATAACCTTTAGAAATTTCAATTGCTTGTTTTCTGGATAGACCCATGGTCTTATTTAATTTACCAAGGTCATTGATAAATGCATCACCTATTTTTGTCTTACCAGTTAATTCTCTTAATGCTGATACAGCGTCTGCTGTTTCTACCGCCGCATTTAGCGATGTTTTTAATACTCCTGTAACTTTAGAAAGACCAGCAAAGCCTGCACCAATACCAGCAACTGCAGTGCCTAATGCCTGCATTTTGCCAACTTGTGTTTGTAACGATCCAAGTGTTCTATTAGCCTGATCAACACCCTGCACAAGTTTGCGGGTGTCTGCTAAAATGTCAATCGTAATCGTATTAGCCATGCTTGCTGTTCCTCCTGTTCAATTCTACCACGATGGCATTGTATTCCTCAAAAGTTAAGTTGTAGAACTGTTCTGGTGTATAGCCTGTAGCCACACAGAACTTAGCCATCGCTTCTACAACTATTTCGCTTTTGGGCTTGCTGGAGTAGCAAGAGCAGTCAATTGAGCAATTGACATTTCCTGTGCTTCTTCAACTGTCAATTCTGGCTTATTTCTTTTAGCCAAAACAAACTGCAAAGCAAATGATAGTTTTGCTTTTGATGGAAAGGTTTCCCATTCATCCATGGGTGCACCTAAAGTTTCCTCAACTGATGCAAGTTCAGACCACTTGAGGTTATTCATTAAATCGTTTAGTTCCATTATTGCCTCCTAATTAAATCCGTATTTATTTATAAGAGAATTTATGTTTCTCTCGTATTGTTCAATTATAAACTGTTGGTTTGTCCATCCCGCTCTTCTTATAAAAGGTTGGGCTTTAATGTTACGCTTTGGATAACCGTATTCAATTACTCCAGCATAACGGACACTTGCACCACCAGCAATAACTGATGCTTTTCTTTGTTGTCTGTTTCCTCTTACAGAATCAGACAGTCTACCTGTTCTCTTTGGAGCGGCAGCGGAAGCATCACGAGCAACTTTACCTGAAATAATGCTATTTGCTTCTTTCAAGTCCTCAGCAGAAACTCCAAACATTTTGAGGTTTCTTACTACTTGGTTAAGTCCCTTGATTTCTACCGCTGCCATCCAAATTGTCCTTAAATTGTGCCTGTTGTTACAACTGAAGGCTTTGCGTCAAGAATAAAGTTTACATCAAATGTAAAGTATTCTCCTGCAGTTCCACCTAGTGCTGGAAGAGTCTCAGCATAGCCAGTCGCTGTAAAGTGTGGCTGTGTTGCTGAGGCTACTGAGTTACCATGTGGAGCGAAAGTAATGTCAACTGTGTCGCCAGGATTGTCATACAATTTACGCCATAGAGAGTTAGCAGCATAATCCTGATAACCTTCTACCTGCATTGTGAACTGTAGAGAATCAGCATAATCGCCAAAACCTAGTTCATCAACTTCATTTGTAATTGTGACATTCTTAACGGCACTCTGAAATTCTGCACCATCAATTTCAAACTTGATAGTTTTTCCTTTTAGTCTAGCCATTTGTTAGTCCTCCTTGTGAACTGTATTGAAATGTTAGTGTAGCACTCATAGAGGCTGCACCATTAATAGTTTCTTCAAAAGGTGCTGAAACTTCAATGTCTGAAATGTCTTCTATTTCCCACAAAGCGGTTAATACATCAACAATCAATTCATCAATGTTTTCAGTTTTCTTTTGATTTGTTCCATGTCCCGCAATTATTTGGAGTCTCCAATTAACTGTGAACTCTGGATTATAATCGCCATCCATTGTGATAAATGGATTATCAGAACCTAAAATAGCACATGGAGCAACTGGTCTTTCTGGAAGGTAAGTATAAAACTTATCCAATCCAGCATTGTCCATTGCTTCACCAATAGCGTCTCTCATGTCCTGAATCATGCAAACCTCACAATGTAACGATCAAGTATAGGATAAACACCAATTAGCGGATCCCTTGCAATTCTGACTGGAGCGGCATCAAAAGTTGCAAACTGGGCTACGCCAAGTGGTGCTGTGCGACGATGATACAACTCAGAACCAACTTCTAAGTAGCAGCGTTCCTTTACAGACTGAGGAATTTTTGCGAGTTTACCACAATACTCATTTACGAGTAATTGAGCAGTAGTTAAACATTCGTCAATGAATTCATCATCCGCTGCTGATGCTCCTATGTAGTTTCTAAGTGTTTCAGTGTCCATTTTAAACTCCTATTTACGCAATTTTCACAAGTGCTTTTGGATCCTGTGCTGCAATAGCCAAGTATCCGTAGACTGAGAACTTCTGTGTAAGGTTTGTAATGTCTTCATCATTCAAACGGAATGGTGCACCAGCAGACTCGTAAGAGGTGATTGCTGAAGACGCTCCTGTATAGAATGAAAGTTCTGGAAGTGATGGATCAACTACAATTGGAAGACCAAGAACATTTCCTGTCAAACCAACTGGATTGATTGAACCAAATGTATTTACTGTTGCTCCAACATTTGAAAGTAGTGGACGACCACCATCATCAACTGCCTTTGCAACTAGACGGAATACATCAGAAGAAACTAGAATAAATTCTAGAGCCTTACCAGTGTCATTATTTACCTTTGTTGCTGACTCTGCAAGAGAATCAATAATTTCTGCTGCTGTCCATGCACCAAGTGCTGAAGTATTCATGTTGCCTGCTTCTGCAACCAACTTAGCCTTCATAAGTGCATTTGTCTTCTTTGCATACTGTGCAATCATTGCACGGAATGCTGCATCAACAAAGTTGACGCTTGAACGCTCAACAACCTGGCGTGACATGTCAGTGTATCCACCGTATGTCTTTACAGGTGCTGTTGCGGAAGTAAGTGTTACCTTACCATAATCAAGAACATCCGCTTCTGCGGCTTGTTCATCAATTGTCATTGTGTCTGTCTCAAGTAATGGATACTCAAGTGTCATACCAGTTGCTGGTAGAACTCCACGAGAGAAAACCGAAAATGTTGGTCTTCCTGCGTTTAGAATACGAATTGAGTCAGAAACCCATTCGTTCTTTAGGATTGAGTCAGCAAGAACGCCGCCTGATACTCCACCGTCAAATGCACGGTAAAGTTCTATGGCTTTTTCGTCTCCTGTTGCTACACCCTTAACCCAGTCTCCGTATGAACGGAACTGTGGTGCTGAAGGAGTTGCAACTTTTTCTGATGCGAGAACATCAAGTCTGCGTTCCAACTCTTCTGTGTGATTACGCACTTCAGCAATTGCTGTGTCGTAATTTGTAGTATCGTTTGTCATTGTTATTTCCTCCTTGACTGTTTCTCTAACCTCTACTACAGAGGCTTTTTCATAAGCGGGAAACGCTACAAGGCTAACCTCTTTAAGTTTAACCTTGGTTCGGACAATAGTCCTATCCTGCTTCTCATCCTTTACAGGGATGAAACCTACTGAAAATGAACGGATTGCTCCATCCTTAACTAGTGCAAGCGTTTCATTGCCTAGTGTTGTTTCTGATACTTTGGCTTTAATCCAAAGACCGTCTTCTTCATCACGCATTTCAGTTACTTTACCAATAACTTCTTTGTGATCACGGAACAATTTAACATCAGCATTAATGTCTACTGCTCCTCTATTAAATCGTTCTTTCATTCCGCCGCCAATTTCAATTTCCTCATTATAAGGAACTGCACGACCAATTACTTCTCTTTGTTCCAGGTCAGTTGAGCGGATTTCAAAATCACGAGTTTCAATTGTTTGTGACATTTGTTTCTCCTTCTCCTAATTGTAAACTATCAGTATTAACAGGCATCATTTCTTCAATTTCAGCATCAGTTAATTCTGGCATGTTTTCCAATTTACGGATTTCGTTAATTGAAAGGAAGCCAACTTCCTTAGCAATTTTATAACCTTCATACCTTGTTTTATCGTCTGGACGAAGGAAGGCTGTAAGGTTAAATTTAGCCTCTTGACCTCTTGGAAGTAGGTCTGAAATGGCTTGTTCTATACGAATAATGTATTGCTGCAAACCATCCTCAAATAGTTTACGACGATCATCATTTGTATTTGTATAAGCCAATCCGTTTGTTTCATTTGTTAGTCCCAAATAATTCAACGGAATACCAAACATTTGTGCAATTTGACGAGCCATAAACTTCTGATTCTCTAGGAATTGTGCTTCTTCAGGATTCAAAGTTAATGGTTCATACTTCATTCCATAACCCATTACTGCAGGTGTTCTTGTCTTTTGTGATTGCAAGAATGCTTCAAGTAATGTTGTTGCTTGCTCTTGATTAATGTGAGAATCAGTATTTAAAATACCTGTAGGTATTGCTGAGTTATCAAACCAATTAGCAAAGTAATTATTTAGGTCTACCGCCGCTTTTAATGTTGCTTTGTGGCGTTGTAGTGGACCTTCACCCATTAAATCACCAGGATAAGTCCAAAGTTTCAAATGTTTAATTCTGTCTTGTGGAACTCTTAATCCATCAACATAATAAATTAAATTACCATTGTTGTCTTCATTAACAGAAACTTTATCAGGTCTTAATACCTGTATGTTTGATAAACCTCTTTGTCCTCTTTCTAAATACCAGAAAGCATTTCCAAATGCTGCTAAGTTTAAAGTTGTTTGTCCAATAAATTCTGCTTGTGTTGTATTGTTTCTTACATCAGGTGTTTGTAACCATGATGGACTTGTTATTTCTTCATCCCCTCGTTTTACAGTGAGTGGAAGTTGCATCATTGCCGTTTCCAAAACAGAAAGGCAGCGGGATACAGGAACTAGTCTAAGAGCGTCTCTGATTCCAACTATTGCTACTTCTCTTGAAGGAGGCATGATTGAACGATTCACTGCTACACTAAGTTCTTGTGGAGTATCAATTATTTCGTAATCACGAAGTAAAAAGTCTCTAATTATTCCCATTATTTTTCACCATCCTTAGAGTGTATCATAGTAGTATTTATTATAAACGGTTGGTATTCTTCCTTAGAATCACAATACCAAATTGCCAATACTGTAGCAATTGCTGCGTCAATGTCAACTGTAGAGTCTCGTCTACTGATTTTCCAAGAATCATTGACATTTTTCCTAACTGCCGCTTGAATTTGTAAAGTAACAAGTGCATCACCAGGATGACCTATTTCTCTCTTCATAATTTTACGGTATGTGTTATTTGAAGCCGAAACTAAGTCTCTATTTGACGCTGGAACTACATTTAGACCTCTTTGCTTCAAAATTGTAATTAAATCCGCTAAAACATAGTTATCCATCAGGAATGCTGCATTGTATTTCTTGGATAAATGCATACAAGCCTTGGCTAATTGATCCACATTTGAGTTCCTAAATGAGGCTACAAGTTCAGTAGAAATGGTTCCATCCTCTTCTTTACCCGCCGCAATTATGCTTGCATAGTCCCATCCTGGTGTTCTATCAATAGCAAATACTAGTGGATTTGTGACTGATTTATTAGGTAAACCTTGCCAAGCACCTACAGGAATCCATGCATTCATACTGGAAACAAATTGATTTAGTCTGTATCGTCTTGCATCCGCTTCAGGCATTGTTGCTAATTCTGTTTTTACTGCTTCCCATGACAATAATCCTGATGCTAAATTAGGGTTTGCTCTTTCTACCGCCACTTGATCGTCTAATGCTGCACCTTGTGGTGCTTCCCAACAAAAGAATCCAAATCGTTCTAATTCTTCATCACCTTGTATTGCTGATTGTCCTCTAGAATAAAGTGACTTTAAAAGTTTTGAGTTGTCATCACCAGCAGTAGTAATACCAATAATAAGACCGTCTGGACGAGTTGCTGAACCAAGAGCCATTGCCGTCCATAAGTCTTCTTTAGACATGTGAAGTTCGTCAAAAATAACCATAGAAGGGTGAAGACCTTGAGCAGTAGCAGCACTACTAGCAATAACTTTATAAACGCCAGTTCCATCCTTAGTCCATAATCCTCTGTGTTCTGTAGACCTTGAAAAGAAATGTTTTAGCAATTCTGAATTCTGGGTCTGGTGTAATAAGCGGCGGTAAACAATTCTTGCCTGATCCGCTGAAGCGGCAACTGATACAACTTCTGGTGCTGGTTCATGCAACAATAATCCATACAATGCAAATACAGCACCTAATAGTGATTTGCCGTTTTTGCGAGGCATAGAAATAACTACCTGCTTATAACGAAGTCTACCAGCCTTGTCAGGATTAGGATGATCGTCTGGATACCGTTCCAGAACAGACCTAACTAACCATTTCTGCCATTCCATCAATTCAAGTCTGGCATCATGTTTTTCTGGTAAATGCCAAACAGCCTCTGAAAGTCTAATTAACTTATCGCCATCAGTCCTATCAGAAAGCATTGGTGTATAGGATGTAGGCATCCAATTATCCATTAACTAATACCGCCAAAGCCTCTTCAGG